GGTGTAGACGCCGCGGCGGACTAGGGCGTCGATGTCGGAGCAGCCCATGCCGGCGTGGTTGGTGTTGCCCCAGCCGATGAGCCAGACGCGGGCCTTGCCGGTGGCGGGATTCATGGCTGGGGCGAGGTGGCACAGGGGGCCGACGAGGTTCTTGCGTCCGTCCCGGAGGACCTTGAGAGTGGCGGTGACCCATGCCGTCGAGGTGAGGACCTCGGCGGGGCCGGTGGTGTGGTGGTGCAGCACGCCAATTGGTGCCCAACCGCCGGCGGTGGTGTGTGCGTGCCAGGGCTGGCCGTCGGGCTCCCACGGGACGGCGTCAACTCCCCAGTCCTTCAGGGCTTCGACGAGGCTGGTCGGGGTCACCTGGCTCATGAGAGCTGCTCCCAGACGACGGACTGACCTGCGGCGTACCAGGTTGTCGGGGTGGTCCCATCGGTGGTCTGTTGGGCGCCGGATAGGACGAGGGTTCCGTCGGCTCCGGCTGTTGCGGTCGCGGCGACGAGCACGGCGAGGCGTGTGCCGGTGCCGGCTGCTCCCACTGCGGCGCCGCCGCCGTTGGTGGTGGTCACCGTGCGGGAGACCGAGGAGGAGGTGCTGCCGGAGGTGATGCCGGTGGCGAGCCCATCGGCGACCAGCGAGACGGTGGTCCCGGATGGGCCGGTGATGGCCACCTTGGCGTCGCCGGTCGTGCTGCCTTCGTAGGGCAGGGTGGCTGTGCACCGCCAGGTTTCGCCGGCGCGCACTCCGTACACGGTGGAGATCGCGGTGAGGGTGGTGCTGTTGACGGGGATGTCGCTGGCCGAGGGAGCAGAGACGACTCGCAGGTCATTGCGGGACCAAACCGTCCCCGCGGCGAGCGCCGTTCGCGCGGCGCCCTGGATGGCCCCGAAGGAGGTGCGGGCGACGCCTCCGCCGGTGTCCGTCGAGGCGAGATCGGTGGCGCCGTAGATTTGTTCCTTGGTCCAGGAGCCGATGTGGATGGTTCCGGATCCGCCGCCGTAGACGTGAAGGGCTCCGGCTTCCGAGGCCGGGAACTGGGCGATCGCGCGGGTCCAGATGTGGCCGATGCGGATCGCCTGCTTGATGCCGGTCAGGCGGGCTCCGAGGTCGGATCCCAAGTACTGCGGTGGGTGGCTGACGTCCTGCCCGCACCAGCTGTCGAAGATGGGCCCGCGCCACTGCGTGCCGTCCGAGTAGAAGGATCGGATGCCTCCCACGTAGCCGCCGCTCGTGGTCGTGGCGAACCGGTTGGGGTAGGACGCCGCGGATGGCAGGGCGGTCTCGTCGCCGGTGATGGGGAGCGGGGCGGAGCCATCGTGGAAGAGGTCCCAGCTCGCCCCGTTGCAGCGGAACGTCTTTCCCGCATCGCTGGTGTCGGTGAGGCGGTAGAGCCTGCCGAGCGTTGAGCTGGAGGCGGCGGGGCGGTTGGCGAAGGTCCCGACCGTGGCGGTCTTGACGGTCAGGCCGTTGACGATGATGTGATCAAACGTGGTTCCGCCGCAGTATCCCTGGATCTCGAACGGCCGGACCAAGCTCGGGGTGATGTAGACGGTCCCGATGTGGCACATGCTCAGCGAGTCGAACTGGACGAGCTTGCGGGTTGCGCTGTTCGAGTCTGGGTAGGCGTCGAAGAAGCACCAGTCGATCTCGGAGTCGCTGCCGGCGAACCGCACGAGAGGGTCGGTGTCCGCAAGGGTATTCCCAGTCAGCAGATTCCAGAAGCACCACAGGATCTGGGTCCGTGACAGCGTGAAAGGAACTCTGTTGAACCACACCCAGCGGCACCGGAAGAAGGTGCAGAAGTCCCACACGAGGGAGCTGGAGCAGAACGGGTAGCTGTTCGCCGACTCGTTGCTGTAGAAGCAGATGTCCTGGAAATGGCAGCCTGTGACCTTGGAGCCGTTCGCCGTGAAGAAGGTGGCCGAGGCAATCTTGATGACGACGTCGGAGGTCTCCTTTCCCGCGGGAGCGGATGCGCGCATCATCACGCCACCGTCGCGCAGGTTGAGAGAGATTCCGGTCCAGTTGTACTTCCCACCCCCGGGACGGGGTGGGATCACGAGGACGGCCTTGGCGGCGATTGCGGCATCGATGCCGGCCTGGATCGCAGCTGCCATGGTCGGGCCGTCGCTGGAGGCGAAGCCGGCGAACGAGGAGAGCTGGATCTCCGGTGTGCCCGAGGGGATGCCTCCCCAACGCAGGCCCAGCGCCTGCGTGGAGTCGGCCATCAGCGCCTGGCCGTCGGTACCTGCTGGCAGGCGTGCCAGGACCCCGGCACCTTGGCCAGCCAGGAGGTCCCCAACCGTCAGAACCTGCCCACTGATCTGACCGAGCGAAGCGGCCGCGTCTGCGGCGGAGGCTGCCGCGGATGCTGCCGAGGCAGCGAGCGCGGCCGCGTCGGTCAGATCGACGGTGTCCAGCAGATTGATGGCCTCGGCAACCGCCTGTGTGGGAAGGATCGCATACCAGCCGGAGCCGAAGGAGACATAGAGCGGCGCCCTGACTTCGTCCGGTCCCCAGAAGAGGCACTGTCCATTCGCGTCGGTGCTCACCGTCGTGGTGGCCGTTGCCCCGTCAGCGGCCAGGAGATCTGTTACCGATGGCGTTCCGCTGCGGGTAATCGCGACGTTCCCGCCCGTGAGGTTCGCGCCGAACTTCACTGTCGAACCGTCGCTCGTCAGGACGACGGCATCGCCCCCGGCGCCGTACAAGTACCTGGACATTTCGCCTCCTAGGCCGGGTCGAGAGTGAACCTGGTGGACGTGACGTCGTTTTCGGCGACGATTCCTGCCTTGGAGCTTTGGCAGAAGAACTCGAAGGCGTCGTTTGCTGCCATCTGAAATCCCCCGGTGTCGAGTCGGAGGGTCATGGTCCCGCCAGGGAAAAGGGTCCCGAATGCTGCTTTGATGAGTCCGCCTCCGGTTGCGGACCCACCAGAGTTGATGCGGCAGGTGAGGTTCACGTTGAACGGACCGCCCGTCAGTTTGATGGGAGCGGTGAAGCGCCTCTCTGCCGTGATCCTTCCGCGCATGGCGATCGGTGTCACGATCGAATATCCTTCGATCTTCGCGCCGTCGATTGGTTCTTCGAGTTGCGAGAGTGGAGTGTTCGTGACCCAGTCGTCTCCGGGGAACTTGAACTCCGAGCCGCTGACGACGGCGGTGAGCCTTGGGAGATACCCGAGCCATACCGCCGTTCCGCTCGTCAGGGTGCGTGTGAACTGTTGATTCCCCACGATCAGTGTTGATCCGAGCGGGTAGATCTCGGGGTTCGCGAGAATCTCATCGGATCTTCCGACGACAGGGCTGGCGATGTATCGAGTGCTGTTGGAGATGTCGGTTTGGCTCACCGCGGCCCCATAGGTGCGGTGCACCCAGGCGAGGGGCATCTCCCAGACACCCGAGGATGACCTGGACAGTGCCGGGCGGACGGCGTTCGTGGCCCAGGTCCCCGCGCGCACGGTCGTACGCACGCGGTTGGCAAGCGTCGAGGCTGTGGGGTCGAACCGCAGGACGACAGCGTCCCAACGATGCTGGCCCGTTGTGCCCGATGTTCCGAAGGAGGCCAGATCCAGGTTCAGGCTGCCGTCGAGTTGGTAGTAGATCCCCTGGATGATCGCCTCGTAGGAGTGGATCGTGACGGTCGTGCCCGAGTTGGCGAACACCATCCCCTCGGATGTCCAGGCGTTGATGATGCCGTCGCCCAGGGCACGACCCCAGGATCTCCACTCGTCTTGGTACATGGGAACGGGCGGGGTCTCACCCGCGGTCCGTCCCAGGGGGTAGGCAGTCTCGCTCACGGTCATCTCCTCGCGGTCTTGACGAGCTGCTGCGCCAGACGGACCAGCTGTCGGTCGCTCGCCGTCTCATCCGTGGCTGTTGCCCCCACGGAGACCGTGAGCGTCGGAGCCTGACCGGGACCGCCCGATCCGCGGACCCTCGTGACCACGTCCGCGATCTCCACGTAGCCCAAGGCGTCGGCCGCGGGGCGGGGGAGGCCGACTCGGATCCGGTCACCCAGTTGGTAGTCGATGCCCCAGCGCTGCCCCGGGACGTCGCGACCGACGATGGTCGCCGAGGACGTGGAGGCCTGATCGGCCAGCTCGGAGTCGGCGTCTTGGCGCAGGTCGGCGAGCGCCTGGCCGGATCCCTGCAGCCATGCCTCGCGGGGAGGCATCCACATCGCCCCAGGGCCGACGCGGCGCGTCACGAGGACGGCGTTGGTATCGCTCTTGGACTCGATCACTGCGGTCTGCGCGACCGGGGCGGCGATCGTCGCGCGGAGCTCGTCGAGGGTCCCTACGGTCGGACTGACTCGCACGTCCGGTCGATCAGTACCGGGGAGGACGACGACGGCGAGCTGTCCTGGTCCCGCCTGCAAGACCCGCACGGCGACCGGGCTGCTCGCCGCGGCCCTCAGAGTCGCCGCGAGCGCGAGGAGGTCGTCTCCTCGGGCTCGGCCCGTGACGGCGGAACCTCGCCCAGCGGATGCTGGGATGGTGAGCCAGGACAGCCGGCGGCGTGCGATGCCTGCTGAGGGCCCGATGTTGTCGGCGATGTAGCCGAGGATCACGTCCTCGCCGCTACCGGTGCGTACGTCATAGGCCGCCGATGGGGTGACCACCGAGGTGGTGGAGATGTCGGTGGTCGGATCCGGGTAGGCGCGGGCTCCGGCCAGGACGATGTCGTCGGTGACTCCCGAGACCTGCACGCTCTGCTGGGCGGACCGGTCGGTGTAGGTGGCCACCACCTCGACCTGTGTGGTGAATCCGGAGAACACCGGGTCCGGGACGCCCGGGGGACGGATGACGATCCCTCCGCCAGCGCTGGCCATCGCAGCGAGCGCGGGGTGCCCAACGGGCAGGGAGATGGACCAGGTCCCGACCTCCAGCAGCGGGGCGTCGAAGGCGATGGCGCTGTAGCCGACGACCGGCTCGTCCTCGACCAGGCCCGGTGTGCGAGCGTGCACGTCCCACTGCGGAGAGAGCGTCACAGTGCCGCTTCCCACAGCGGAGTCACCGTGGCGGTGATCTTCGTATCGCTCGTGGCGCCGGTGACGGAGATGGTGATGCTCGGAGATTCGGGTCCCAGTGGCCATAGGTCATAGGGCGGGGAGACCTTGGAGATCCAGGAAGATCCGCCGGGGCCGAGCACGAGCGGCTCGCTGCGGCCTAGCCGGGGGTCGGTGCGCACCTTGACGACCTCGCCGGTGTCGACGTCAGCCGTGAGCGTCCAGGTCCTTCCCGTGAGGTCGTCGGTGGCCGTGACGGCGCTGAATGGGCCGTGGAGCTCCCAGGCGGGGTAGGCGTCGGTGTTGCCCAGGAGATTGAGCACGGTGCGGCGCCCGAACACTTGGGAGCCGGCGAGGGAGACCGGTGGAAGCGGGAAGAAGGCCCCGCCTGTTCCCTCATATGACCAGCTGAACGTGACGGGGTCTGTGCGCCACCAGGGATCGGGACATTGCAGGGTGAGTCCGAGGACCTGGCGGCCGTCGACGCCGAACGTGTCGGTTTGCCAGCTGGTGGAGCCATCACCCACGCGATAGCCCGTGATGGTTCTCGGGTCGCCGTCATCGACCGTGACTACGAGGTCGACGGGCTGACCGAGGCGAGTGACGGCCAGCAGGCCGGCCCGGAGAGCACGGAGCTCGGCGAAGTTCTCGCCGCGGATCCGGATGGGCAGGAACACGGACCTGGTACCGATGGTGATGCCCTCGCCGATGGATCCCGCCAGGCCTGCCCCGAGCGTCTCGATGAGCTCTGAGGCTGGGGTGTCCAGGCCCTGCACTCCAGGGCGGACCCGGTAGGGGCCGACGAGCGGGAGCACGCTGTCGGCGCGGCGGAGCTCGAAGGCGATGGTTGCCAGCTGCTGCCGGCGGATGGGTGGTGGGGGAGGGGGGACCGGTATTGCTGCGCGGATCGGCACGTCACGGCCTCCGTCTCGCCCGGACGGCGTCGGCGCGCGCCTTCGCTGCCACTACCTCGCTGGCGAAGCCGCGGGCCGTCCGAGCGGCGACGGAGGAGTCGAGCTGGAAGACGTAGCTATCCCCGCCGTATGTCGTGGAAGTCATAGCGGCGGCTCGGGCCTGGGCCACGAAGCCGCCATCGGCATACTTCGCGGTGTTGATTCGGTCGAGGAAGCCCACCCCGACCTGCTGGACGGCGGCCGCACGCACGACGTACTCGCCGGTCGACAGCCAGGCGGGGACCGTATCGGCCGTCGATGGTGGCCCCGGGATCCACCCGCCCTGGGCGGACTTGGTCACGCCCCTGGTGGCTGACGTGCCTTGGGTGACGTTCCCGTACTTGTCGGTCTTGAGAACCATGGTCATCTTGCCTGCGGCGTCCCTGACCATTCGGCGGTAGTGATCCAGGGCTGAGATGGCTTGGGAGGTGTCCAGGAGAGCCTTGGTGGAGACCGTGGCCGGGATCGTGAGGACCTTGTCGGCGTAGGCCTGCGCTTGGGACCGGGTGAGGCCGAACTTCTCCGCCGTCGCGACCAGCCTGGCCCTCGTGGTGGTCAGGCTCTTGTCGAAGGCCGCGCCGGGCCCCTGCTGCTGCAAGAGGCTCTCGAGGTAGTTCAGAGATGCGCCGGCCATGCCGTCGAGCGCTTCGCGATTCGCCCTGCCCTTGGCCGTGTGGACGTCGAGAGTCTTCCCGTTCTCCTTGAGAGCCTGCTTGACGCTGTCCAGCGACTGCCAGTAGGCGTCTTCCGCCGAGCGACCCTTGAGGAACGAATTCGTGGAGGCGTCGAGCTTGTCCTTGAGTTGGTCCAGCTGGTCCTGGGCGCGCTTGGCGCTTGCTGCGTTGTCGTCCACAGCCTGGGCCATGGATTCCCCGGATTGCGCCGTGTGGTCCTGGGCAGCCGACGCTTCTGCTAGCGCATCGCGGTACTGCGTCATATGCACTTTCAGCTGCGCCATGGATGATCCCTGGCTGGCTGCTGCCTGCCCGAGAGAATTGAACGCGCGCTGGGCAGTCTCCGCATCCCCTGACTTGACCATCTGCGCGAGCGCGGAGTCGATGTTCTTGAGGCTGTCCAACATCGCGACCCGCTCCTCGCCACCCCGGAGGTCTCCGACGTTTCCGAAGGAGATTGCCCCGAGGGTCGTATCCACAAAGTTGTTAGCGATATTGGCTGCATCGGGGTCAGTGAGCTGGTGTAGCTGCTTGCCGAGATTCTCGGTGAGGTTGCCGAACCTCCCTAGGCTCTGGGTCGTCTGCCCGGTGTCAGCCAGTTGGAGTATGGCGGCGTGTGCGGCGTCAATGCTCATCACTGCTTTACCGGATTTGGACTCCAGGGATCCCACGAGCGCGAGACCGCCCTCGATGGCCGCGAACTTCGCGGCAGCTCTGCCGACTCCAGCCAACATGCCCTGAGCGGTTATCGAGCGTCCGGTGATGGTGTTCAATGCGGCCACGAGCGACTGGACTCCAGCGACCGCCTTGACCATTCCGGTTCCCAGTAGCAGCCCGGCGGCGGTGACGGCTCCGATGGCCATGGCCGCGTCTTGGACGGGGGCAGGGATATTGCCGGCGGCGTTCACGACCTTGGTAGCGGACTGTACGAAGGCTCGGGCGAAGCCGTTGCTGGAGGATCCGGCGCGGATGAGGGCGGTTTCCAGGGAGCCCTTGAGCTGCTCGACATCGCCCTTGAGGTTGTCCATCTGGGCGGCCGCGGATCGTGCAGCGAAGCCCTGGTCATTGACGGCGGACGTCCAGTCGTCGACGCCCTTGGCGCCCTCCTGGTAGAGGATGTTCGCACCGCGGATGGCGTCCGAGCCGAACAGGGTCTGAAGGGCGGCGTTCCGCTCGGACTCTGATAGGCCGCTGAGTGAGCTGTGGAGACGCTGGGCGTAGGCGCTCAGGCCGATGAACTTGCCCTGCTGGTCATAGGCCCTCAGGTTGAGCTTGTCCATGAGCGTGGCGGCCTGCTCCGATTGCGGATTGAGCCGCTGGAGCATGGTCTTGAACGAAGTGCCAGCATCGGAGCCGATCAGACCGTTCTTCGCGAACAGGGCGAGCGTGCCAACGGTCTGGTCGAGGGACATACCGAACTGAGCTGCAATCAAGCCACTCTGTTTGAGGGCCATTCCCATGTCGCCGACGGAGCCTTGGGCCTTGTTTGCCGACGCAGCCAATACGTCGGCGACATGGGTCGACTGGTTCCCGGCAAGGTGGAACTGGACCATGGCAGTGGCGGACAGCTCCGCGGCGTCAGCAACTTCCATCTGGCCGGCAGCGGCGAGGTTGAGCGCTCCGCTCAGGCCCCCGCCGAGGACGTCCTTGACCGAGACGCCGGCCTTGGCCAGTTCGTTCTCCGCGCTGGCGGCCTCGGTGGCGCTGTATTTGGTGTCCGCTCCCGCTTTGAGTGCGGCCTCGCGCAGGCTTGCGAGGTCCTTGGAGCTGGCATTCGCGCTGGCGCCAACCTTGGACATCTCTGCGTCGAAGTCGGCGAACTTGGATACAGCGAGGGCGATTCCTCCGGCGATTCCGAGGCCTGCGATCGTGGCCGTCTTGGTCACCTTCGACCACTGCGCGTCGTGCTCCTTGAGCGACTTGGCCGTCGTGGTGCCGAAGTCGGAGGTGGCATTCCTGGCTGCCTTGGCCGCGGCCAGGTAGTCAGCTACCTCGAGGCGGAGCCGGACGGCGACTGTGCGATCGGTCAACTCCGCCTCCTTCTCTCAGCCGATCCCTGGCCCTTGGAGGGCGTTGATTGGGATTGCCGACGCATCGAGTACGCGCGCCTCACCATCTGGGTGTGTGAGACGCGCGAGGACGTGTACCTGCGGTCCGACCTTCGATCGTTCGACGTCCTTCCGGATCGCGTCACAGGCCCAGCAGGTGATGCCTTCTGCCTCGTACCAGCCCTCGCTGTCCGGGTGCCAAGCGATGGCTTTAGGCTGTCCGCATTCCGAGCAGGAGGACTGCTCATGGTGGTGGAGTGCGAACGCGAGCCACCGATCTGAGTCAGTCCATGCGGATTCGGCCGTCGTCACCGTGCGCAGAACGTTGCCGGAGGGGTCCCGCTCAACCTCGGTGATCGCCTGGGTGCCTCGACCCCGGAATTTCGAGAGCGGGACCCCCCAGGAGCGGGCGACTTTCAGTTCGTCGAGGAGTCCTCGGTGCGCAGGATCACCGAGGCGGTTCGCGAGAAAGGGACGTCGACCCCTCCTGTGTTCACCCGCCATGCGGCCCCAGTCAGCTGGTCCCACTGGCCTGCGCTGACCGTGTTGGCCAACCGCTGAACCTCGTCCACCGTGGCCGCGGGGGACGTGAGCGAAGCCGCGAGAAGCTCCGTGAAGAATGGGTTGAGCTCCAGGTCGTCGTCGCCCCGGGTGTGCTTGGCTTTGAGCGCCACGAAGCGGGCCCGAGGCAGAGCCCGGAAGCGGAACTCGACCCGATCCTCTCGGATCTGGGACTCGAGGTCCCGGATCCGGGCGGCAAGCACACCGGTGGTTGAACCGGCGAGGGATGCCTCCTCGCCGGGGTCGGTCTTGACCACTTCGGCGAGCTCGGTGGCGAGTTGCTCGTGCTCGGCGACGAGGTCCCCGCGCAGACACAGGAGCACGGTGGTCTCAGATGGCCGAGCGGCAGCGAGGATCGCGCTGATGTCGCTCACGTCAGCTGCCGGCGACAACGGCCGCACGCATGTCGACGAGGTCCTGCGGGAAGAACGCCATGTGGAACTTGGCGTAGGTGTTCGCCGCGGGGGTCATCACCTGGGGCTCGTCGGTGAGGACCTCCATCACCGAGACCTCGTCACCTGCAGCCCAGGCCGCGGCCGAAGCCTTCCCCACGCGCATGACCAGGTAGCCGTGCTGGCCCTTGGTCGTGAACAGGGTCCAGGCCTTGTCGTCGATGGTGTTCTGGTAGCGGAAGAAGTCCCCGCCCGCCTCGAAGTTGCTGCGCCCGGGCGCCGAGGAGTTCGAGTTCCCGGACAGCGCCGGGTCGTCGATCTTGTCGGATTCCTTGGCGCCGAACGCGAAGTTGTTGAGGGCCACCTTGTCGGCCAGGGGGAGCGCGCCGGTGGCGGCGAGCTCGGTCAGGGTGGGGGCGTGCACGGAGGCGATCGCGGGCACCCAGTCGAGGCGGACGTTGCCGTCCGCGAGCATCTTGGCGGCCATGTTCAGTTCCCTTCGGTCCCGGCCGGCGCGAGGCCGGACTGCTGCTCGTAGGCGCGCACTGCGGCGCGCCCTTCCGGGTCCGCCGGCTTCCAGTCCGGCATCGACCCGGCCGCGATGGCAGAGGCAGGAAGCTCGGCTTCCTGTCCCGTTGCCTCGTTCTTGACCCTCACCATCGGGATCACGTGGTCTCCTTGCTCGCGTAGAAGTGGTACTGGTCGATGGTCATGTAGACCGGCCGCGACGGATCGGACAGGTCCCTGCCGACTGGGCGGGCGATGGTGTGCCGGACCGGTCCGGTGACCCAGCCGGCCACCTGCGGGACGACGCCAACGAGCGCATCGCTGGCCGTCTGGGATGCCCACTCCGCCGAGCGCCGAGACGCTCCGACTGCGGTGATCTGGACAGTGATCTCCTGGTCGTTCTGTGCTCCGTCGAGCGCCTCGCCGGTGGCGCTGCGGGTGGTGTGCAGCACCACATAGGGGAGGTCCAGGGCGTCGGCGTCGGCGTCTCCGACGCGCAGTTCGGGGACGGAGCTGAGGATCTGCAGGAGGGCATCGGTGTGGGTGCTCACGACAGAACCGCCTCGGCCGCGGCCAGCCCGAGGGCCTGGGCGATCTTCGGGACCTCGCGGTTGAGGGAGGCGTCCAGGCTGAAGGTCGGGCCTTGGCGGGCCGTTCCGAAGGCCAGGATGTTGCCCAGGGCGCCCTGCGTCTTGGTCTTGTCCGGTCCGACCTCGACCTCGTAGCCGGCGGTCGTCCAGCCGTAGGCCTCGGTGAGGTCGTAGCTGATCGATCGCGGGAAGTGGGGGGCGTGGGAGATGCCGCTTGCGTCGGCGCGCATGCCGTCCCGGATGGCGATACCGGCGCGGTGCATGGCCGGCAGGGCGACCCGGGCCATCCTCTGACCGGCCTTACCGAGGTCGGCGGCCAGCGCGGTGACCTCGCTGACGTCGATGGAATCAGCCACCTCGGATCACCTCGATCGCTGACAGGCGCCTGCAGGACGTGGCCCCTCCCGGCACACCGGTGACCGTGAAGATTCGGCCGACCAGCTCGGGATCGACCGCGGACTCGGTCACCGTGATGCGGTCGTGGACTTGGCTGCCGGCAGCGCCGATCGGAACGGAGATCGTGGCCCGGATCCTTGTCAGGGCGGCGTCGGCGACTTCTTCGGAGAGGGCTTCGACGGCCGCGTAGACGACTCGGGCGGGACCGGAGTAGATGATCTGGGGGTCGTCAGGGACCTCGCGGCCGGTCTCCTGGTCGAAGGTGCTGCCGTTCACGCGCTCGATCAGGATCCTGTCAAGCATCAGGCGCAGGGCGGCCTCGCGCGCGGAGGCCAGCGCGCGTGTCATTTGCGCCATGGCGTCACGCTGAACGCGCCGTCGGGGTTGTCCTTGGGTTCTGCGGGAGAGCGGAGCAGATGGAGCTCGTACTCGGTGAGCATGATCTGGCCCGTGCTGGTGGCGGAGTCGCGCCTCTCCCGGTAGTCGTCGATGGACACCTCGAGGAGGCCGTCTGGGTTACGGAGCACGCGGACGACGACCGAAGCGAGGACTGACCGCACGAGGTCGGCGTAGACCTCGTCCACGGCGCATCGGTGCCTGATGTCCTGGACCTCCGCCACGGCGGCAGCCTCGGCATAGTCGATGAGCGCATCGACCTGGTCCGGGGGAGGAGGGGCGCCGGCACCCAGCAGGATGCCCACGCGCTGCCGGTCCGTCAGTGCCATGGCACCCCTCCTCTCTCTCGCCCAGCCGGGGCCCGATC